AACTGGATTCTTTGCCGCTTCATCTTCAAGAGCCCTTTGAATATCTTCTGGACTATTAGCATCTTCAGGTAAATTATAAGATAAATCAATCTTTTTATTTTTTAAATATATCTTTTTAAAATCTTCTTCAGTAGTAGGGCTGTTTATACCATTAGCTTTCTTTTCTCTTATGACTTGATTTTTAAAATCTTCTGGCACAACTATATCCATAACTTTGTCTTTAGACACTTGATATACTCTTTTTTCGTTAGTTCCCCAAATAGTACCTTCAAAAGATTGTTTAACCACAAGACTATGAGCCATATCTTGAAGCTCTTTTACTGTTGGCGGACGCTTATGCGCTTCTTGAAAAACTTCTGATTCTTCATTTAATCTTGTTTTAAATTTGATTGCTTGGGTTTTTCCCGTATCATTAGTAAGTTTATATCCTATTTGCTTTATAGTGCCATTGACAACTTGGTCAAAAGCAGCAATTGAAGCAGGAACAGTAGTTTTTTGTTGTAATTTTTTAAGCTCTTCAATTTTATTAGATGGAACATCTGCGGCAATTTTAAAAGGAGAAATCTCTGAAAACTTTGTGGGATTTTCTGCATACATGCGTCTATAATTCCAATAATTCTCTTCTTCTTCACTTGCTTTAACGGTGCCTTCACCTATTTGTTTTTGACGAATAGCGTCATATCTTGCCACATCTTCATTTGAAGCTTTAAGTTGCACAGCAATAGGTAGTTGGTCAAAGGCAACTCCTGAAGAGGCTCCCTTTAAAAGCTCGTTATCAACATTTAATTTAGCTTGTCTTTCAGCTTTAGCCGCCATTCTTTCCGCTTCATTCTTTTGTTGCTCTAAAAGCAGTTCTGCTCTATCTTTTAATTTCATTCTTTCATCAACAGGAAGCAATCTAGCTATTCCTTTTCCTTCAGTATCTTTATCAGCCCCATTCAAAATATTAAGTTGTTGCTGAAGGGGAAGGCTAGCAATTTTAGTTGTGAGGAATCTTTTATCTACGCCATCGTTATATTTTTGAATTTCTAAATCACGGTTAGGATTGCTGTAAGGAATACTAAGAGCAAAATTATCTTTTGTAGTTTTTAAAATGGTTTTCTGAACTTCAGGATCTTTAGCTTTCAAAAAAGCATCTAGATTAGCATCCTCCTGAACTGAAGCTGTAGCCATTCCGTGGGCTTGCTGTTTAGCTTCAGAGGTTTTTAGTATTTGTCCAAATCTTTGAGCTTGATGTAAGCCTAAATCAGATTCTAATCTTTGAGAATATCCGTTGTCACCTAAAGCCTGTTTGCTTTCATCTTTGATTTTCTTCATACCTTCCTCAAATTTCTTAGGAAGGTTAGCGTAATCTGGACTTTGGTCTAGTTCATTTTCAAGATTAACAGCCTTTTGAAGAGCTTGAGATTTAGCAATAGAGTAGTTAAACTTATCGTGACGGTCTTTAATTTGTAGTAATACTCCACCAGTTTTTTCAAGCACTTGACCTAGCTTAGCAGTTGCTTCTGGCACAGCAGAGGTATCAGCAGAAACAACCTGAGGAGCGTTAAAATTTGCTGCTTGTGGTACTGATAATTGTTCTACAATTGGAAATTTGCTCATTATAATTCAGAATTTGCAGTTAAATCAGTTGGTGATTTAGAATTGTATTTAGAATAGAAAGATCCAGCTTGCGCCCCAGATCCTAACAAGCTTGATATAGCCCCAATTTGTGCAGCTTTTCTTGCTTGTTTTCCTTCAAACAAGGTAACTTTAGCTTTATTCCTTAATCCTATTGCCTCATTTCTTAAAGCGTCGGCTCTAGTATTACCCTCAAAAAGAGAATTTAAAGCTTCATATTCACCTTGTCCAGCAGTAGTTGAAATTAAATCAGCAATATTTTTTTCAGATGTTGAAGCTCCACTAGCTGCGGCAATAGCAATTTGTTTTGATTGCAACATTTTATTCTGCCTTAGAGCTTCTTGTGCGCCTCTTTGACCAGTAGCAACTTGATTAGCAGCAGATAAATCAGCTAACTTAGCATTTTGTTCTAATTGTCCAGCAACGCTAGTTGCATTTCGAGAGGCTGCATTACCTGCTGAAATTTGAGAATTAGTGGATAAAATACCCCCTCCAATCATTAAAGCCGCAGCTATTTGTGACATAGTTTATAGATTTCTTTGTTGTTTATAATACCATAATATTTATACCCTAACTTCTCTAAATATCTTTTAGAGCTATGCAGTTCTTTATCTCTTTCGCAGACAATAGGAACATTTAGTTTTTTAAGTTCTTCAGTTACTTCTTTAGAAACTTTCCAAAATAATTTCTTTGGTAGATTATTTTTAACCCTAACAAAGGAAGTAAATTGAGTTGACATCAACCAAATTCCACCTATTGCATATCTTTTTCTACCTTTTTTTAAGACCCAAGCCTTAGCAGAATAGGGAAGCTCTTCACCCCTAAAGAAAAAATCAAAATCTTTTTTAGTGGCGAATTTTAGCATTCTCAAAATTCTGTTTGGCTTTTTCTAACTGATCTAAATAATATTTATTACTTGGATCAATATTTACATTAAATTTAGCTATTTTTAAAGATAGCCTTGCTTCTTCTAAAGCATGATTATTGCTAATGCGAAGTGATTCAGATTTTGTATAATATTCTCCAGAGTAAATTATTCCTCTATTGTCATCAATATAAATGCTACTGTTTGTCATTAGTTGTAATTGCGATTTCTATTGATAATAAAGTACAAGGTCTTGGAGCTTGAGCTACAAGACACACACGACTATCAGTATTCCAAGAACCGCCAAAATTAAACATTGGTGTATCTATTTCTGAAAATATTGTATCGTAAGGAGTAATACTTCCAGTCACCGGATTAACATTTGGAAGTTGATCTAGTCCATCAAAAGAAGAGTTATAAAGCAAGCCTTTTGAATGAGTATTATTCATTATTACACCAATAGAATTTACCATTTTTCTTGCCCCTAGAGGAGAAGAAGAAGCGTAAGCTAATTTAGAGCTTTGGTATTGAGCAGTATAAGGAAGTCCTACAATTGCATTTGAAACTGATTGTCCTAATGTAATTTGACCACTGGTTACGGTATAAGTAGTTTGAATATAAGGATTAGAAGCACTAGGAGGAGAATTTGGATTAGTTAAATTACTAGGGCTTAAATCTTTGCCATCAGCCCAGACAATGACTTTTTCACCTTCAAGATGGCTTAGCCCAGTTATGGTAGAAGTAGCCGCGCCAGAATATTCAATAAATGAATCAGCTTGTTTGTTTAGGGTTTCTCCTTGGCAATCTTGTTGGAAGGCAAACTTTTCTAAATAGCGGACTGTCTGCCCATTAACTGTTCTCTTAATGGAATAGTAAACATAATCTTCAACTGTATTAGGTCCGGGAAAAGTAATGACATCTTCAACTTCCCCATCAGTTTCAAATAAGAACCATGCTTTAAGATTTTCTAATACATCATAAAGTAAAATAGCAACCTTGCCATCAGAGCGTACACAATGAATCATTGTGTCTGGTTGTCTTTGAGTATCAACTCGAACTACTGAAGGATTACCTATTTCTGGCACTGCTTTTGTCAATTCATCCGCAGCATAATCAATTGTATTTTGATCGTAAGCTAATTCAAAAATCCTTGTTCCAGCTCCTTGAACAAAAATCGCTTTCTTATCAAGTTTAGCTGGCTCTACATTAGCACAAGATTGCGTAGATGGCTCTACTACTTTAAAGTTAGTAGGGGTCATTGGCTCCTCGAAAGAAGTAGTTTTTATACCTTTTACAGAAGTATCAACCCCAATAAACAGGCGATATAAAGATAGCATCCAATAGCATTGATTGGTTGCTCCAGATCCTAAATCTCTTGAGATTAAACCAGAATCACCAGTAGTCTCATCATTGAAGCTTTCATAAGCATCAGAAATAGATCCTATAATTTTAGATAATCCAGCCCAAAATAAACGACCTTCTGATAAAGCAACTGCTGATGGCCATCCACGATAATCTGACCAATCTCCTTCATTCCATTTTGTGGTGGCAGTTGTTGAGCCTAAAGATGATAGAACCTCCGCTCCTACAGATGTAGCACTACTATATGAAGTAATTCTAAAATAGCCTGTAATAGAGCCAGAGGTATAAGATAATGATAAAACAGCAGTACCAGAGGTATAATTTCCCGTTGCAATACCTATTCTATATCGCACAGTTGAGTTGGTTAAGCCGTCATCAATTGGACCAGAGGTATTCCCAACATAAGTATAAGCAGAAGACCAAGAAGCTCCTTCATCAAAAGACCTTTGTATTGTTACGGTTGCAGACCAAGTGCCACTTATAGATATATTAAATATACGAGCCTCACCAACGCCAGTAACTATTATATAACTTGTAAAAACATTTGCCGCACTAACAGAAGCTGCAACATTCTGACCAACAGATTTATGCTTAAATATAGCTCCTACATGACCAGTTTTAAAAGTATCTTGACTTGCGGCAACGGTAATATTCCCACTTATTGCAGAGGCGGTTAATGTTGTTTGAGTTGTATTGATAACTTTAACTGGTCCATCATTTGATTGATAAAGAACTATAGACCAAGAGCTATAACTTGTGGCAGAAGTGCCTCTTCTTTGTAATTTGCGTTGCTGTATCCCATTGCAAGCAATATAGATTACATCTAAAGATTGATCCGTGCGTATTGAGGATAAAAGAGATTCAGTATATGGAGAAGGTAAAGTAAGAATTCCGGAGCCTTCAATTTCTATTGAATTAACAAGGGTTATTCTTTCTAATGTTGAAGAGAAGACAATAAAGAAATTTGCAGTAGTGGGAAGGAAGGCTAAAGAATGAGTGCCTGTTTCGAGAGTTGTTTCAGCGACTAAATCATCACCATATAAAGTTGAGCCAATCTTAAATGTAATTGGTCCTCTTTCTATTATAACTCTAACCGCATGTTGGATTCCTTGATTAACGCCAGTAGAAACGCTTTGATAGCGGATAGCTGCATTTGTGCCAGTTCCAACCAATTGCATATAACCTCCAGTCGCCCATTGTGAAGTTGCTCCTACCTGATCTGCGTTGGTCCATCCTGTTAAATTTGTTGCAAAGCTTCCATTGGTTATTGTTGTGGTAACGGAGGGACGAGTAATTAAAGCATCATTAACCCAGAACCTTATAATGCTATCAGTAAACTCTATTAAAGCTCTTTGAGAATTGTTGTAGATGAATTTGGTGAATAAAGCTTTATTATTGCTTTGAATTGCTCCAATATATTTAGTTCCCGGTCTAAGCATCATTGAGCCAAGAAGACGAGGAAACCAGTTTGTTTGGACTTCTGCGCTAAGGGAAACTTTCTGCACATCAATACGAGCAAGACCTAGCTTGCTTATAAGTCCGCGATTAAATGCTAATAATGCTTGATTGGCTTTTCCCATTTTAGAATCCGTTTACTCCATTACCATAAAAACCAGAGCCAAAATTGTTAAGACCAAAACCAATTCTTGATTTAGTCCAGCGTCCTAATGGCAAAGTGTCCATTGGTTTGTCTCTCATATCATTATTAAGAGCTATTGCCCTTCTTTTCTTTTGAGCTATTTCTACTTTTTGATAAATAGTTGGACTGTTTGAGATAGAAGGTTCTGCGAGCAAGGCTAATTCTGCTTGAACAAAACGAGCAAAAGCTTGAGGCCATGCAGCAAGATTACCGCCATAAGTAGGGGCATTTGAAACATATTTAAGATAGATTACATCCCAAGCTGAATAAATAACGCCAGCCTCAATTGCGTAGTCTTGAAGTCCTACATTGCAGAATGAATCAATCCACAATCCCACCATACCTTTAAAATCGCTAGGAATTTCGTAAGCATAAGCCCAACCAAATGCAGGAACTAATGTAGTTGATGGAGTCATCTTCATTGTTCTAGTAGCAAAATACCATTGACCTTGCTGGAGACAATAATCAATAAGGTTGTCATTATCCCAAGCAAAATCAAGCCATTGGCGAGATGATCTATTTTCCGATAAAGAAGATAGCGGAGTCTCTGACAATAAAGCCAGAGCGCCGTTGTAAATTGCTAACTTAGTAGTCATTACAGAATGTTTTTAATATGATAAAGAGCTTCTTCTTTTGAAGCTAAGCCATCTTTTCTTAATGAGTTATCAGATTTTCTTATGATAGCAAATTTTCTAACTGGTCCTTTCCATTCAATAGAGAAATCACTTTCTTTTGAAGGATTAGATTTTTCATCTTCAAGAGCCACGAAATTAATAAATTTTAGAAAAACCTCATCCATAACTTTACCTACTACTAACATAGTAGCAAAAAAAGCCATATCTTCACGCAACACTTCAATTACTGAACCAGTCTTTAAAGTTGGTTGAGATTTAGCTATTTGTCTCCATTTGTGAGGATTAAGTAGGTCTTCTTTGGTAAAAGCATTATTTAAATTTAATCTAAATATTTGACGATCAATTCCGGCTTCTCTTAAGCTCGATGGCTCAATGTGTTGCGGAGAAGTAATCGGAGTGATAATTTGAGCTTTGGTCATGTTTTTTTAAAATTTATTAATATAATGGGGGCAGCGATTGCCACCCCCAAGTCGAACTAGGCAGTGGCAGATGCTACAGTTGCTACACCAGTAGTTGCGTTAACAGCCGATACATATTGTAAAGGAGTTTTAAGCACATCTGATACAGAAACAAACACGATGTCACCAACATTCATTCCAAGTTCTTTCCCGTTAGAGAAATAACCAGAACCTTGAACAGTTGCCAAAGTATCAGCACTGTTATACTGCCAGAACTTAGCAACACCTGTTACGGAAGTTGCGTAGATTTTAGAACTAATGTTGCTAAAAATCTGAATTGGAGAGTTTGTAGTAGGAGCGTAAGCCATGATTTAAAAGTATTATTAAATTAATATTAAGCAGGAACATTCACAAGTGAAGTGCCGTCAGTATAGAACTTGTAAATACCAGTATCTTGGATCACTTTCGCGCCCATGTAGAAGTTAGCATTTACGAAGTAGAAGCTGTTTTGTTGATCGTAACCAGCATCAACTGTTGGAGTGCCTTGACCAGATAAGTCAGCAGCAAGACCAACAGCATTTTTGTGATAGATGTAGTTAGTTTCAGAAGAAGTACCAGCACCAGTTAGACCAGGCATAACGATGAAGTTAATACCCATCCATCTGTACATGCGTGGTTCATCTTGCCATTTTAAATCCAATTCAGGAGTTGGAGTCTTGCTAACATAAAGTTCATTAGCAAAGTTAGGCAATTTGTACAACTGAGAAAATACAGAAGGTTGGATAACCGCAGTGATGTTGCCGTCCATTGGGACTTTAGCAGTAGTCAATTTCGCTAATAGAGCAGAAAAAGTATCTGTTGAGATAGAAGTCAATGGAGCAGAAGACCATGCAGTTTGAGAACCAGCGTCTAATTGATCAAGAATAACTTTATCAATAGAACGGTTGATTTTGCCAATTGCAGCTTGGGTCATAACTCTTTCAATGTCGCCTTGTGAGCCAAGGATGTCTTCTTTATTTCTGACATCTTTAGCAAACTGCATTTGCATTGTAGCAGTGTATTGAGCTTGTGTAAAAGTGCTTGATGGCACGAAACCGTTTGCACCGCGAGTAACGGCATAATCGTTTCCAGTATCAGCAACTTCAAACACAGCTTGCTGGCCTTTTGCTTGGAATTGGGTTAATACAGAATTGTAAAGAAGTTTTTGTCTTCTTTGGAAGCCTAGAACGATTTCGTTTCTATAGACTACTAAAGG